GACGTGGATCCCTTCTTTCTTTTCTTCATCCACACGACAGCGTATTTCATGATAATATTGAGGGTATACTAGAATAGCAGCATAGTGACGCCCCCACCTAGAGTTTGCTGACTCAGGAAGAGGTTCATCTATGAAGCATATCGTTAGATAGTCTTCACATATGAAATTAATGTAACCTGCTACATCATGCCATCGTACAGGTTGGAGTAATTCAAAATCACTCTTGTTCATCGAACAACTTACGATCTTTGTTTGCTGGATTAGGTAACCTGAACATCTCTTTGAGATCATTCAGTTCACTTAGTTGTTTCTGCAGGGTATCAATCTGTGCCTGCAAAATCTGAAAATTGTGATCGTTGTTGTTCTGAAGCATCAGTATATTGTTGATTGCTTCCTTGAATTCTGCTTCGTTCATGATTCATCAAAATAGCTAATTGTCTTTCGAGTTCGGTTTCAACCATGATAAGTTTACCACAGATATAGTTGTGATAATCATTATCTTTGAATAATTTACTAACATTATGTATTTGTTGTAATGCTACAAGAATTCTCTCTTTTTGATCCATCTCTCGCATGTTAGTACCTCTCTGGGATAGAACTAGATCCAATCATATAGTTCTTTAGTTCCAAGTAACGTTCTCGATGTTTATCATGATAATCTGCTAGCTCTTGAATGATTAGCAGCATTTCTTCGTATAAGTGTCGTGGACTAGGTTCCTCTCCAAAACCATCTTGAAGATAGTCTTCGATACATTCTTGCATACGAGACCTAAGATGATTTTCATAGGTGTTGTCTGCAAACTTAATCTGTTCATTACCAATAAAAGGTCTGCTCATGAGAATTCCTCTTTACGACGGGTTTCTAAGTATTCAATGATCTCTTCACGCCACTCCATTAATTCATGGTAGCATTGTTGATTGTGAGCACATCCACGTAACCTAGAATCTGGTTTGTGTAATGACTCAACTAAGAGACCAAGTGCATCTCTACGCTTTTCATGTTTAGTTGTCATGCTACCTCCCATTCAGATTTGTTTACTGATTCTCCACAACTCTGACAAGAGAGTGCAGACCAACTAAAGTGATATACTCTAGCATCTTGAGAGCATTTAGGGCAAGTGATAACCTTACCATTCTGTCCTGCTCTGGTGTAACGAGAAACTGTTTTCATGGTTTTAGATTTCCTCCTCATCATACCAGTCATCAGTCACATTTTCAAGTTCTACTCCTTCGTCATCTGTATCACATGAATCAATTGATCCAATGTCACAAACTGGCACCTCATGCTCATTATTAATCAAATACCATGGCATAATCTGACCATGATACTCAGGATGAGAGCAATAGTGTACTGTATATTCCCTCTCACCAAGATACTTGATCTGATCCTCAGGGATAGAATGCTCCCTTAAGATAGCTTGTATCTGCATGTGAGTTAGTTCTGGTTGAGTAGGAACCTTCATTGTTTTTTGCTTGATGAGACCATCCTACCACACAATCATGAGGGTGTCAACAGATCGAGTGGACACTAGCTAAACTGTCATCCAGTGCTAGTTGGATCTTCCTGATCCGTGATACCTTCTTTAATAACGTCACCAAAATTCTTTAAGTATGCATTCATCACTTCAGGTGCTGCATCACCAAATGCAACTACACTTGAAAATGGAATGGCAAATGTATTGTCTTTACATGCAGGCATCCACACAACATAATTCATATTGAATTTAAGAGGTTCACCCTCATTTTGTGGAAGAGGTTGCATAACAATACTGTATGGATATGAAATTTGAAATCCAATTGGTTTATCGTTATCATCTCTTAAATCTTTGACTTCAGCGACAATCTGCTCGCCTGATGTCAGTCTCAAAACTTTAATGCTCATTTGAATCCTATGTTAATATTGCAAGCAAACGATATTCTATCATCATTTGTGTTATTTGTCAACACCCTGTGGAATACAGATGCTGGAAACAAGATAAATCTGCCCTCAACTGGTTCTACTTCGTGATACATCGATTTATCTTTCCTGTCCGTAGCTCCCATCAGGTAATCGGACCATTGGTATTGATTAGGATGTATGAATACTATATTACCACAGTCACCTTCAGGAACATTTACATAAAATACTCCTGCCATATGGCATCTGGGATGATCATGCAAGTCATTGTATGATCCTTTTGGATTTATATTATACCATAAACTCTGAATATAGACCTCATTGCCAGTATTCAGCATGGTTTGTCTCATGTGTGTGCAGATATCAGATATGATTATTCTCAATGTCTTCTGCATTGGTGGTATAGGGGGAGATTGCCAACCACCACGATTAGAAATAATCATTGAATGATTCGAGTTTTCTCTAAGAGTATAAATCTCTTTTACAAATTTTTCTTTGATATCACTATAAAATGGCACGTCATAATGCAGTATAGGACATGCAAACAATTCAGTTTTCTTCATTATTATTCAGTAGGTGGTGTTACCTTCCCATCAGCTAATAGTTTTCTTGCAACTTGAACGAGGTTCTCATATTCAACACCATCCAATACAGTGAATGGAGTTTGTGTTACTTTAGGATATAATGTATCAAAATCTGTTTGGGAGATATCCGAACCAATCTCTTTATATGTCGTGGTAACATCTGTCGCTCTGTCCATTAATGATTTAATGTGACGACATCCAAGACAATTTGGTAATGTGTATACTGTTGCTTCCATAGTTAGTTCTGCCAATTAATTCCTTGTTTATCAATAACGTAGCATTTAAAATAATATTCATCAGACAATTCACCAAGTTGATCTTTCTTGGGGAACCATGATGCAGCATTTATTGTTGCAGCATCTAATGTTCTGTATTTTACAATATTATCATTTTTTGCTTGAATAATCAATAGCAGATCTTCAGGAAGAAATTCTCTATAATATTCATGCACAGCAGATACTACTGCTGCGTCTTGACACTCATATAATTCTTTGTTAACAAAATATATGAATGCACTATCATCAACTGCTGCAAAATCAGAGCAGAGATCATAGATGTTAGTAGAGTTTAATACCTCAATCATTCTGGAACCTCCGTAGTTTCAGACAAAGCGAGCAACATACTATCAACAAACTTGTCACTGTCAGCAACAGGATCACCAGTTCTATCATCAGGTAGATGATTAACTAGTTTCTTCATTTCTGCTTCAGATAGTTCTGGTGCCTTGAATACAGGCAACGTTGCCATCTGATCACGATAACTCTTATAGTTCATCGGACCACCTAGACCTTGCTTGATCAAGAGATATTGAATCATTCTCTCCTTGAAATGCATAGTGAAATATGCAGACAACTTGAGTTTTTGATCATCTGTTTCCAGATATGCTTCATCTGGTTTCACAGGAGCATAGAATTTCTTGTAATCCTCAGGTGAGATTGGAAACTTTACATCTGTTGGTTCTGTATATTCAGCAACTTGAGGAATATCTCTCAATACTTGTCTATACTTTTTCCAATTAGCTAATTCATCTGCATCAGTGATAGGACTATCACCTACAAAAATGTAATCAGTATCATCTAGGAGAAAGTTTCTTACCAATCTAATACTAAACCAAGAAACTGTTTTAGTGTCAACATATGCCTTTTCCAGTTCTTTCTGGAAATCTTCTCTCTCAACACTATCAATAAGATAGAATGCTTCTTTTAATTTCTCATAGATGGTAGTTGCCTCTGGAATGTCATAGATTTCCATCTCATAATCTTTCCACTCATACTGATTAGTGGTAAAGTTCTTGACAAATTTTCTTCTTCTTGCTAAGAAAGCACCGTTGTCATAATAATAAAAATTGATCAACTTATCTTTATCAGTATCCCAATTAGGATACAAGAGAGGAAGAATCTCGTCCTTCCAATATGTGTCAGATATTTCCCTAATAACTCCACGATAATTGATTTGCTTTTGAATAGCATTCAACTGTAGGGCTAGATTAGGTACATTTGACTCGGTTACGATACTCATAGCTTTGGTGCTCTATACCATCTCATCATTTATATTTATCAAAATGCCTTGATAAGATGTTTGGTTAATGCATAAGGTTCGATCAAAGGAATTGGATCCTGTGGATCAATAAATGCTGTTGGTACTAATGGAGTACCTGCTGATAGATTTAAGAGAACATCATCTGGATCAATACCTGCAGGATATTGTGCTCCACCATCACCTTCAATCGTGTATGTGATTGATCTTGCATCACCACTCAATTCACCAGGAGATGATTGGTAAACAGTTTCAGTAATAAATTTAGATTCATAAATGAAATCACATATACCATAATGGTCAGTATTTCCACCATTATCATTTGATCCTGATGCAGTATTTCTCTGTTGTATGATTTTAAATCTAACTCCAGGTACTTGTGCTCCTGATGGTAGATCAACAAAGTAGCTATACCACTTAGTTGGAACTGTTCCATTACCATCACCATCATAACTATTAGCAATTTCATCATCAGATGGTCTTGGTACAAGAATACCAAGAAAATTATTTTCTGGGAAGTTTACAGAACTATCAGTATTATAATATACTCTCAACTCATCAGCACTATCATCAGGACGCTCACCACCATTAGTATTGTTACCTCTAGCTGCTTTAACACCAAACCTCTTAACGTTAGTACAATCAGTTCCTGTAATAATAATAAACCTATCCAATTCTGTTCCTCCAAACTTAACATAGTTTGTATATGCAGTACCAGTAGCACCAAGTGAAATACCATTAACAGAAGAACCTCCAGGTGTTAGTGAGGTAGTTGCCTGAGTACCAGTAGCAGCACCATGTAAGAATCTAGCAATTGGTGGTGATGTATATCCACTACCACCAACAACTATTTGAA